TGCGCTGAGTAGAATCGTTCCGTCGCGTGCGCGCTATCACTGGCCACCTGCAGCGGCGCCGAACCCAGGTCGAGGCTTGCCCCGCCTCTTTCGGCCCGCTGCTTGTCCAGGATCTCGCTGCCGATCTGCACCGACGGCCCCATGTCGGCGACCGGAATCGGCACGATCGCGTCAGGGTTTTTCAGGCGGATGACGCCGCCGGCCTTGGGTGACAGGACATCATCGGCATTGGCTGCGCCCTGCACGACACCGAACCGTCCCCACGAACAATTACGGATATTCGACAGCAGCTGCCTGAGCAGCTCAGTCTTGCCGTCCTGGACGCTGGCCAGCTTCGTTGCCAGCGCGTGTCCGCGAAACTGGCCAGCCACCGGAAACGCGCAGCCGGTCGCGTAAGGCATGCGCGCCACCAGTTCCGGGTCGAGCAAAAAATCGTCGCCGGCATCGCCGATCCAGTTGCGATACAAATAGGTGCGGTCATCATTGTCATCCCGCGTGTAGCGCGCATAGACTTCATAGACGCGGCAGATGTCCGACTGAAACTGCAGCGGATCGACGCCGCCGGCCGAACCCCATTGCCGCCGCTTGTAGTCCCAATCGCCGATGTTGACCGAGCGCTGTTGCTTGACCAGATCCCAGGAGACACCCATGCGGCTGAGCTCGTCGCGTGTCTTGTAGTGGATTTCGCCGGCCAGCACGCAGCCGGCAAAAGAATGCTCTTCATGGTCAGGATCGATGAAAAAACGCTCCGGAGAGACGCACTTGACCCGTAGCCGGCGGGTTGTTTCGGTTACTTCGACGCGCGCTGTCCCCTGCTCCGGATCGTAGCTCACCAGGCGCCGGTCGATCCCCGGTTCTTTCTGCGCCAGGTAAGGCAAGTCGTCCTGCTCAATCTGCTCATGCTTGACGAAAAACGAATTGATGTCCTCATCCCACCAGACTTTCACCACGCCGGTGCCGGCCAGCAGATCGTTCTGCGCGGCCGCCATGATCTCGTCATTGCCCGTGTTTTCCTCGAGGATCTTGGAAATGGCGCGGCTTTCCGCCTTGGCCCGTTGCTCGTCCTCGGCACTCTCCGCCTCGAATTCGACGCTCATATCCGTCGAATAGGAGATGGAATATTGCGCCAGGACGCTTGTCACCATGGCGTTGACATCGGCCGACTGAATTTCCGGATAGTTCTCTGCCTCGGTGCCGGTCTTTTCCATGAAAAAGCGCTTCATGGCCTGGCGCCGCTGTTCATCGCTGTCCGTCGTCGAGGAAATCGCCTGGGTGACCTGCGTCCTCAAACGCGTCACCAGATCAGAAGTGTTCACACCAGCCATCGCGACCGCCCACGAGCACCGCCCGTGAGGGGCAGCGTCTCTTCCTTGGCAGTCGCATAATACCGAAGGGCATCGGCACAGTGAGACGTATGGTCATGCCTGGGCACCACCTTAAACGATCTCTTTTCCTCGTCATAGTCAAAGCGATAGGCTGACAGGCATTCCAGCGCCCTTTCGGCCTTGTTATGATCGATATACACAGTGTTCAACAGCCGCTGCACAGCGGCAATGCCTTCCTCGACGCTCCATTTGGGCGCAATGGTGAAATCAATGCCGAGATCGGCCGCCACCTGCAGCCGCGAGCGGCCGGAACTGTATTCAGTGACCCTTATGTCGTGAGGCGCGAAATGCTCCGAATAGATATAACCTTTTCCCAGGACTTGATGGATCACTTCAGGCAAGCTGGTAAAATTGAATTCGACGTACTCGATAATTCGAACCTCACTGCCGACGAGCTGGATGAAGTGGATTGCCGTGCTATCAGCGTATCCAAGGTCCCAGGCCGTGACCACCGGAATGGACGGCTCGTACTTGACATTAGTGTACCGCCCCTCTTTCTGAAGCAAAGCCATTTCATTGCCGTAAATCGCACCGATCACGCCGGCGGCGAAACTACACTCCATTTCTTGTTCGAACAGAACTTGACCCAATGAGGCATTGCCGCGCACCATGTCGCGCCGCGTGGCCTCGATCTCGTCTTCCGCCAGCACGCCGGTCTGCCAGCAGTCAAACTTGAAATACGCCCATTCCGGATCGTCGGGCTCGACCTTCGACAGGTCATAGAGGAAATTGCCTCTTCCCCGCGGCGTGCCGCAGATCAGCGCGCGGCCTTTTCTGTCCGCCAGCGCCGGCCGCAAGACATTGGTCCACAGGCGCGGATCGCAGTCGGCCATTTCGTCGACAACCACGAAATCGCAGTAGATGCCGCGCAGCGCGTCGGTGTTGTCGGCGCCGGCCAGAATGATCTTGCCGTCATTGGGTTTGAAGGTGACCGAGAGTTCGGAATTGTTGACGGAAAACAAGTCGGAATTGGCGTGGTGGACAATGCCCTTGAGATAGTCCCAAGCGAGTTTCTTGGCTTGCTTCTGATAAGGCGCCACATAGTAGCAGCGGGGCGCATGCTTCCTGGAGGTCAGCATTTCCTGCAAGCACATAAAGACGCTCATAACAGTCTTTCCAGCCCGCCGATGCATGACAGCACAGCGGTGCCGCTTGTCGCATGACATCACCTGCAATTGATGTGGAAAGGGGCGGAAATTACTCCGCCCCGTAATCAGTGTCATCTGTCATCCAATAGGTGCCGCCCCCATCTGCGCCATTGCTTTTCGTCGTGTCGCCTCATCGATTTTCCTCATTGCTTCAGTCCCAATTCGCCGGCCAGCTTGTCCACGAACCAGTCAGTGGCGCCGCTGATTTCCTCCAGACTGCCGCGGAAGGCATAGAGCTTTGGCAACAGCCGCCGCCGCTCGAATTTGTAGCCAAGCACCTTGAAGCGATCCAAGAGGATATCAGCATAGATGCGTTGTGGTCCCGTGAGTGGCTGTCTCATCCGAATATTCCTCCGAGCATTGCCAGGACCACCTTCATCACCGCGACGAAAGCGATGATAATTACCATCCCTGTCATCAGGGCCAGTGTCATATTCCATGCTGCTGATTGTTCCTTACGTTCCATTTCGATTTCCCTCGTTTCAGACAAGGGAAATATAACAGTTTCAGCGCATTAGTTTCAGCGCATTAGGATATGTGCTAAAGTGTCGCACTAATGCCAGGATATGCGATCAAGAACAATCGCCTTTCGATATCGCTGCCGCGCTACCGGGATTGCCTGTCTGCGCAGCCGTTCCACGATGTCGGTCATCACGCACCGCCTTTCGCATCATATTGCTGGCTCCGGGCGCGTTTCTGCTGCTCAATTGCTGCCTTCCGCCATGCGGCCTCTTCCTTACGCAGCCGCTCGATCTCGTCGGCGGCTTCCATAGCGATTACAGGCGACAGCTTCGACCAATCGCGCAGCCGCTCCACGATGTCGGTCATCACCCAACCGCCTCGCTAATCGCCACCAGCCAGCACATCAATCCGACAATGACAATGACCGTCATCATCACGCACCGCCCTCCCTAAATACACCCCAAACAACTCCAACGAGAAGCCAAACAGCGATGAAGCAAAAGCAGGCGACAACAACCATTGCTGCAGGGAACCCGTGGCTTAGCCACACTCCGACGGTCGCAGCTATTGCCCCAATGACAAACAGGACGGCTGCGGAAATCAGATAGCCGTTCATCACGCACCGCCTTTCAGGGCACGGATGGCGTTGATGACCTCAAGGCTGGTGAAGTGCTTTTCAGCAGCGACCATAGCCTCTTCCAGCGCCGCATTGCGGGTCTTGGCGAGCAGGTTCTGGACCCCGGCCTCGTCATTCGGGATGGCCCCGTCAATATAGGCCCGCAGCCGCGCGATCTCGGCCTCCGCATGGCGCAGGACAATTTCCTTGGCGGTAAGCTCCGCTCGCAGCCGCTTGATCTCGGCCTTGGCCTCGCGGATGTCGTCGAGCACCGTCGGCATGTCCTTCGGCGGCGTTGCCTTGGCACCCCACCAGCCCAGCCGCTCCACGATGTCAGGCATGTTCGACCTCTTGGCCATTGACGAACAGCGGCTGCCCGGCAGGCATGGTCATCACCAGCGGTTCATAGTCAGGCTCCGGCTCCGGCTCCGGCTCGGGAGGCACCACAGCGCCAGCAGGCCCGAACCATGCGACCAGCGCCTCCGGTGATCCGTACCACCTGTTGCCATCGACCGGCTGGCTCACGCCCTGCACCGACGCCCTGTCCGTGTACTGCCACAGCGACCAGGTTGGCCAGGTCCCTGATGGCCAGGTCGGCGCATCTGCCGAGGTGTAGTGCGCGATCCACAGCGAGGTGTTCTCGGCCAGGAAGGCATCGGTCTTCGATCCCAGCTGGTCCTTGATCGTATGCCCTGAGTAGACCGTCACCTGCAGTTTGCGGTCATCATCGAGCAGCGTCTGTACCGCCGTCTTCAACTGCCCCAATGATGCGGTGCTTTCGTGGTCGATGCACATCCGCTCGCCAGGACGCGGATCGATGGTCTTGAGGTAGAACCGCATTTGCGCCGCAGCATCGCCGCCTTCCAGGAAGTGGTAGGTGCTCCAGCACAGCCCGGCGTCCATCGCCGCCCTGGCGCGGCCAAACAGCTGGTCATCGACATAGCCGGTGCCTTGCGTGGCCTTGTGGATGACGCCCACCGTTCCTGCCGCCTTCAGCTTCGCCCAGTTGGGCGTCGGATTCCAATGTGACAAATCCACAACGATGGGATTGCTCATGTGCCGATCCGCTGCACCATGCCGCTCACCTCGGCGTCCTTGCGCTTCGTTTTCGCCAGCAGGTCGGTGGTTTCGTTCAACTCGGCATTGAGATACTCGATTTCGGCAATTAGCGCCTCGAGCACGTCGAGCGGGATCCGCACCGTCGTCGTCATCGCTGCGTCCTGCTGCAGCGCCTTGGCCCTCTCCAACGCATCGCTCATCCGCCGGCACCATAGCCTTGCTGCCAGGCGTCCGCCTGATGCGTACCTTCCGCGAACGGGTTGCTGTGCGGCGGAAGGCCGCTATCCTTGTCCTGCCTGGCTTCTTTCACGCCCTGCTGGAAGATCGCATCGTCAACGCCCTCGGGTGTTGGCACCGGCTTGGGCTCTTCCGGCCTTGTCGGTTCGATCGGGATCTCGTCTGAATAGCTGCTCTTTGCCATTGCTTGGCCTCCTTACGTTATTGTGAATGTCAGTTCATTCGAGGTCACGTCGCTGCCGCGCCGCACATGCACCGGCACCGCGCGCGGCGTCGCGCCCAAGGTCACCGGATCGGTGGTGATCTGGCCGCTATAGATCCAGCTCGTGCCAACCTCGCCGCCATCCCAAACAATCTTGTCGCCCGGCAGCAGATTGACGCCCAACACCGCCACCTGCAGCGTCGTGCTGCGCGTTGCGCTCGACGGATTGAGTGCATTGATCTGGATCGTCGGCGCCGGCTGCGTCACTGTCGGCTTGCCGGTCTGCCGCACGAAATGCGGCCCGCCCTGCACATGCCCGCCCCACACGACAATGCCGCGGTCCCCTGCCACTGCGCGCGTCATTCGCCTGCCTCCATCGTCGCCACGCCATTCTGCCATTCAAAGTTCAATTCGAACTGGTTCTCGCTGTCGTCACGCCGCCGCGCTGCGCGATCGGGCGCCGGATTGATGCGGTCATGCAAATCCATCAGCCAGCGATGCACCAGAGGCAACGGCACCGCGCGATAGAAATCGGAGCGCTTGTCCATCGTCAGGTGAATGAGTTTGGCATCCATGATCACCGGTTCGCAGCCCAACACCTTGATCACCGCTGCATGCCGCTGCGCCTCGGTCATCCGCTGATCTTCACTGGCCAGGTCGCCCGCAATGGCAATCTGGATCTTGCGGCAGAATGACAGAAAGCGCAGTTCAGGACGGTATTTAGCAACGCCACTCATTTAGTTTGCCCATCTCCTTGCTGCCGCTCCTTTTCCTGTGCGTTTCACGTGAAACACTCTTGACAGACTGTTAACCAAACAAGTGCTGATAGGCGAATCGCCGCAGCGGATTGCGGCCGGCGAAGAAATCAGAAGCTAAGGCGTTGACGCTATAGCTCTTGTTCTGCAGCCAGTCTTGATCACCGCCAAAGATCGCATTCTGCATTGTCTGCTGAAAGAAATTGCCAGGCTGCGGCATCCCTGTCGCAAGGCTATTGGTTGAGGGCGCCGCCGCCCCGGCCAGCATCTCGCCGCCTTGAGCCGTTGGGCGGCGATAGCCCAGCAGATTGGCCGGCGACTGATAGGCATAGCTCACCTGATTGCCCTGATTGCCGCCCAGAACCCGAATGCCTTGCGGCCCCTCGCCGGCGTAAAAGCCGACATGGCCCTGCGGCGCCTGGCCGCGCGCAAATACCGCAATATCGCCCACTTGCGGCCGATCGACCGGCGTCCCGTAATTGAGGAACGAGCGCGCCATCATCGAACCAGTGCCTGGCAGACCGGCATGGCCGAGCGCCGCATTGACAAAGGCCGCGCACCACGCCGTCGTCACCGGATCGAGGCTTTGGCCACCGGTGGTCAAAAAATCCCCGAGCGCGGCTTGGCCCTCGCGCGTGCCAATCATGTTCTGCGCAAATTGCAGGGCGGTATTGGCCATCTCACCGGCTTCAATTAACTGGCTGAGTCTAAACCAGAAATTGTCGTTTGGCCACAGCTCCGCCTTGGAAATAATCGGTTTTTGCTCGCTTGGGTGGTATTACCTAGCTGGACCTAGCACAGGTTGCGTTGCAAGCCTTTTTTCACAAGCCATTGCGTCGTTGGTGACGGCCGCCAGTTGGCTTTTTTGCCGCCGCCTTTATTCATATAGCTATATGATGGTTTTTGTGTCCGATTTGTCGGACTCATCTTGAATTGTACCGCCGCCCATAATCGCGTTGCGATTGTCTTCAGCGAACACACCGTCACCAGCGACGGCGCGTTCCATTTCGGCGCCAACTTGCGTACTTCGACCGAAATCAGATTGAGCGCGATCAACGCCTTACGTTGCGCGTAATAGGTCGAGCGTGAAATGCCGAGCTTGCGGTAGATATATTGCGCTGTCGCATAGACGCGGTTCTGGCCATTGTGCGACAGCCGGTTATAGAACGCATAGAGCCGCTGCAGAGTTGGCGGGACCGCCACCAGCATGTCCAAGGTGCGAATGACGGTGATTTCTTCCGAAAGAGTGGCCATTGTTAACCTGTCCTTAGTTGACAGGCAGGCGGCAATGTCGCTAAATAGCCCTTGCTAGTGGTGAGATGTATTTAGCGGTTTGCTTGACCTGCCTGGATGCGTTTCACTTTCCAAAGGCCTGAAGTTTACGCTTCAGGCCTTTATCTTTTGCGCGATGTGCATTCACCAGCGCCATAACGAAACCTACGTCGAAATCCGTCACATCCGCAAAAGCCAAATGGCCTTTTGGGTTCATCAGGCGCTTGAATTCACGATTCACGTGTTTCAATTCCCGTTGTGGGATACGTCGCTTCATTCTTTCAGTCCCACAGGGACGCAGCGCCGCTAACACCCAGGCCGGTCGCACCAATACCAACCGCCCCACGTACGCCTTGCCGCATCAGCATGCGCATGCCAGTCATCGGCACGCCGGATTGACTGTCTGCATTGATATACGCCGTATCGAACAATTCGCCTAGCGGCGTGTCGGCGTCCGAGGGACCACCCTTGCCGAAGCCTCCGGAAGAGCGCTCCTGCGTCATCTTCCTCAATAACGTGGCAGGGTTAATTTCTCCTTGCGGATTGGTGGCGCCGGTCGCCTCGATCATCTTCAGAATCTGCCACTGCTGGCGCGCCGTTGACCATTTTTCGGCCAGGCCGCGCTTGTACTTGTTCTTGTTGATTTCTTTTTCCACCAGATCATCAAGCTTGTTGAGCGCCTGATACAAAACGTCGCCTTCGTCGGTCTCGCCATTCCTGTAAAACCGACTCATCAAAGTCGAGAGTTTCTTACGATCCTGCATCACCTGCTCGCCGGTCAAGGGGCCGATGCGATTCTGCAGATTCTCGATTGCCCGTTCAACGATTTTTTGACCGCGCAGCGAGCCAAAGGCGCCGGCCTCCTGGCGGATGGTGCGCAGCGTGGCTTCATAGTCGCCCTCATCCAGCGACGGCATCCGCCGCTCGACGTCCGAAAAGGCCTCGCCGATGCGCGCTTCCTGCTGGCCGAACCAGCCGGGATCAAAGCGCTGGATCTTTTCCCATTTCGCATCGCCGACCGCTTTCGCAGCCTGGCGCACCAAAACCCCCTGGTTGTTGGCGCGGATCGTCGCCTCCGCCGCATCGCCAAACGGCAGATATTCGCGGCCGGCCTGGTAGAGCCGCGTCGGGCTCATGCTTCTGGTCCCTTGGCCGATCGTCGGCACATGGCCGAGCTGCTGCGCATGAAGCAGGCGTTTTTCGTAGTCCGCGCTCGTTGCCTCAGCGCCCGCGCGCTCCGTACTTTGAATGATGGACTGTTCTTCAGCCTCGGGTCCAGTGCGGCCAATGAGTTCTTCAGGCGTTTCCATGGCACCCGCTGAGCGTCCAATTGGAACAACATTATCCGCACGTGCCTCGCGGATCGTCTGGCCCGCCAGCTCTGCCTCTCGACCAATCCGGCCCAGCGTCTGGCTTTCGACATTTCTGAACAACCTCAAAGCCGAGCCGACGCCGGCTGCTGCAGCCGGCGCGAGCGCCGCGCCGCCGACCGACGCCAGCCCACCGATCGCCGCGCGACCGATTCGTTCATCCACCGATCCCGGCCGGATACCGCCCATGACGCCACCGGCCAGGCCCTCCGTCAGCAGCATCGTGCCGAGCCCCATGCCGCCGGTCAAGGCGCCGACGCCGACACCAGCGGCAATGTCAGGCACCACATTGCCCAGCGCCGATGCCCACGGCGCCGAAGCACTTTGCGCCTGTTGCTGCGCCGCCAATTGCTGGCCTTGCGCAGCAACCAGTGGCTGGCTGGCAATATCGGCGGGCAGCAGTTCGTTGATGCCCTGTTCAATCTCGCGCGCACCGCCCACTGCGGCCCGCCCGACATTGCCCAGGAACGAGCCGGCCTCCATTTCCGGATCCAGCTCGACCCATTTGCCCTGGTCGGTATCCCAGCCGACCGTAATGCCGTCCTGCGTCGTCTTGTCGATGATCGGCATCAGCGTCGTTCAAACTCCCTGCCCGACAATTTTTTAAATTCTTCCTCCGTGAAGCGGGACGATGGCGGCGGATTATAGGCCGGCAGCGGACCGCCGCGCTCGAATTCACTCCGCGAAATGCCTGGCGCCGTGGCGCCCAGATCCTTGATCCGTTGCTCATTGGCCGCCCGGGTTGCCTTGATGGCGTCAATCGCGCCACGCAAAGCGCTTCTGTCGGACACCGGCGCCCGCCAATCGTCGGCCGTATAGGTGCCGACCGGAATCAGCGTCGACTGGGCATACTGATTCAGATCCCGGTCCATCTTTTCCTTCAATGCCCGCAACTGGTCCCGCTTGGCGCCCAGAACATCGGCAGTCAAGGCCGTGCCTTCCGTAAACATCAGCGTTGGCAGCAATTTTTCGTAATGCGCTATATCGCCATCGGTCATGGCGCCAGCCTCATGGATCTTGCGCAAATCATTCATGGTGGCCAGCGTCTCGGTGTTCCATTCCTGCCGATCAAACCGATTGTTCTGCAATTGCCATAGATGTTTGGCCGCAAGGTCCGACACGTTGGAATAGGCATGGCCGGTCGCCTCGATCTTGCTGCGCTCCGGGGTGCCGCGCTGCGGGATCTGGCCGACAATGCCGCCCTGCGGCCCCGTCACCACGTCATAACCTTCCTTCAGTTTATAGCCGGCGATCGTCGCCGCCTGGTTGGCGGCATATTGTTTCTGCTCCGCCGTCCAGCCATCCGGCAGCGGCTTCGACACAAAATCATAGCCCTGTTTCATGGTGTCCAGCTGTTGCTGCTGCTTCAGCGCTTCCAGGCGCAGCGCCTCGTCGGTGCCGTGCGTCTGCTCTGCCAGCCGGAACTGATGCGCTTGCGCTTGCTGCTGCTGCTGATATTTGTTCTGCGCTGCCGCCAATTCCTGTCCCTGGATGGCGCCGATGTTCTGGGTGAATAAGGAATTGCCCATGTTGGCGGCCGATTCCGGCCCGCCATACATCAGCCCCCACAGATTGCCGGCCGCGGCGCGGTCATTGGGGTTTTTGAGATACTGCGCCCAGCGCGGATCCGCCAATACCCCTTGCGCAAAGGTCGCGCGGTCCTGGCGCTCCCTGGCGATCGCCGCGTCGGCGATCGCCAGCCGGTCACGCTGCTGGAACCAGCCCGACGCATAGCCCCGACCGCCAAGCAGCAGGCCCATGATGTTAAAGCCCGGCATTTCTGTTCCAGTGATCGTCTCGGCCATTCTTTTGATCCCTTAGAACAATTGAAAGCCCCAATTGCCCTTTTGCGGATTGCCGCGCTGCTGATTCCAGCTTTCGCCCAAGCCAAAACTCTGCTGCCCCGACAGCGCTGTCGGCCCGCCGAAAATGCCGGCCGCCGTCATGAAGGGTGCCCAGGCCGCCTGATAGGGCTGCATGGCAAGGTTGTAAT